TCTGGAGGATTGCAAAGGCCTTTGCCAACTTCTACCACAGTGGATATTCTGTCCCTGTTCGTTTAGGTCTTTCTGGTACGCCTTTGAACGAAACTCTGGTTTGTCTCCACCAGATTCTCCCTCAGTTTCAACGGGAGAACAAAGTTCAGAAGGTTCAGTGCATCATCTTGACCGATGGTGAAGCAGCTCACCTTGCTCGTCACGTAGAAGTTCAACGTCACTGGGAAGATGAACCTTATATGGGTCGTCGTCAACTTAAAATGGGATCCTTCCTCAGAGATCGCAAGACTGGCAACACCTATCAAATCCCCTGTGGATGGCATGGTTTCTCTGATATGATGCTTCACAATCTTCGGGATAACTTCCCCTCTGTCAACTTTGTAGGTATCCGTGTTCTTGATAGCCGTGATGCTAATAGTTTCATCAAGATGTACTATGATCAGTTCACGGACGAATATCAAAAGGTCTTTGGTGACTGGAAGAAACTTCGTAGTTTCACAATCAAGAACTCTGGATATCATGCATACTTTGGTATGTCTGCCAGCACTCTTTCTCAAAACTCTGAGTTTGAAGTTGATGATGATGCAACTAAAGCAAAGATTAAGTCTGCATTTATCAAATCTCTCAAGACTAAGAAACTAAATAAGAAAGTTCTTGGCGAATTTATTTCTCTGGTCGCATGACAAAAAAGTATGACTGGAAGAAAATAGCGATGGCATCTGAGACTGATGAGCGTGTGCTCAAAGTTCTCAAAGAGGGTCCAAAATCTCTTGCTCAGGCATGGATGCTACAAGCAATGAGATACAAATATGGACAGTACAACAAGTGACCACAGGGGGGTCCGTGCCCCCCTTTCCTGTACTATAATGACTTCAGTTCAAACAAAGCAAATGGGTCTGTCCAAAGAAAGCATCATCGAATGTCTTCGTGAGTCCTATGGCGAGTCTGTGACTTCTGCTGAGGTCAAGGCATATTGCCAGATGAATGACTTCAACTATCAGACTATTACCAACAAACTTAACGATTACAAAGTTGGTCGTGGTAAGTGGAACCTTACCGTTCGGGAACAAATGGAGCAAACCTACCAGGCACCTGCTGCAATTGTTCCCGCTCAGGAACAGCAAAACCTTATCCCACAGAAAGATGATTCCTTCGTCCAGTTTGGTAATTTTGGTGACGTTAAGAAAATTATTAAGTCCGGTATCTTCTACCCTACGTTTATCACGGGTCTCTCGGGTAATGGCAAAACGTTTTCTGTCGAACAAGCGTGCGCCCAACTTGGACGAGAACTCATCCGTGTAAACATTACTATTGAAACTGATGAAGATGATCTTATTGGCGGTTTCCGCCTTGTTGATGGTGCAACCGTCTGGCACAATGGCCCAGTCATTGAAGCACTCCAACGAGGAGCTATCCTGCTCCTTGACGAGATTGACCTCGCCTCTAATAAAATTCTCTGTCTCCAGAGCATTCTTGAAGGAAATGGAGTCTTCCTTAAAAAAATTGGGAAGTTTGTCCGACCCAGTGCAGGTTTCAACGTCATCGCAACAGCAAACACTAAAGGTAAAGGTTCAGACGATGGACGATTCATTGGAACTAACGTGCTCAACGAAGCCTTCCTTGAGCGATTCCCAGTGACCGTTGAGCAGGAGTATCCTACTGCTGCTACTGAACAGAAGATCCTGAACAAGATCTGTGATGATGCTGAGTTCTGCAAGCGTCTCTCTGATTGGGCAGACATCATCCGCAAGACCTTCTATGATGGTGGTATTGAGGAGATTATCAGCACCCGTCGTTTGGTCCACATCGTCAAGGCATATAACATCTTTGGTGATAAGGCAAAAGCAATCAGTGTCTGCGTTAATCGTTTTGATGATGACACCAAGCAAGCATTCCTTGAATTGTATGACAAAGTTGATGCTGACTTTGATCTGACTGCTACTGGCGAAAAGTTCTATGTTGACGAGGAGGCACAATCCTGATATAATTATGGCAAACTCTTGGTCCTTTCTACACGATGAATTGAATATGTCTAATCAAGACTTTTGGCAAGAAGATGGAATTAGTTTGACTGGCAATCCTGGTTACCCATCTCCTGACACTATCAACTTGGGATCACATCTGCCTGGCGGTATGGGTGATGACCACATCACCTTCTCTGGTGGCGACTATACAAATGAATTTCATTTAGACATGGTAATGAACAAAGACCCAAACCGATATAAGTACAGTGAGGATAAAATCCTCAAAGAACTGCAAGATTATATTTCTGGTACATACAATCAGCATTACTCTGCTGGTGATGACAAGATTCAAACTCTGGATCTGATTGAAGCTTGTGGTGATGGTGAAGCATTTTGCAGATCTAACATCCTCAAGTATGCCTCTCGTTATGATAAGAAAGGCACTGCCCGACGTGACATTATGAAGATTCTGCACTATGCTGTGCTTCTGATGCATTTCAATGACAAGAACGCAAAGCGTGAAACTTACCCTCAGTGATGAAAATTCGTAATCCTATGAAACTGTCTGATAAAACTATCTCTGTCCTTAAGAACTTCTCTTCAATCAACCAATCGATTCTTTTTAAGAAGGGTAACAAACTTCGCACCATTAGTGTGATGAAGAATATTCTTGCAGAGGCAACCATCTCTGAAGAGTTTGCTAAAGACTTTGGTGTCTATGATCTCAACCAGTTTCTTAATGGTCTGAGTCTTCATCAAAAACCTGAACTTGACTTTGGCAATGAAGGTTACGTTGTGATCCGAGAAGGCAAGATGCGTTCTAAGTATTTCTTTGCTGATCCCAATGTTATTGTTACTCCTCCTGACAAAGAGATCACTCTTCCCTCTGAGGATGTGTGCTTTGAAGTGAGCACTGAACAACTGGACAAACTGTTGAAAGCAGCTGCTGTCTATCAACTGCCTGATTTGTCTGCCGTTGGTGAAAATGGTGTTGTCAAACTGGTTGTCCGTGACAAGAAGAATGACACCTCTAACGACTTTGCTATCGTTGTTGGTGAGACTGACTCCGAGTTCTCTTTCAACTTCAAAGTAGAGAATATCAAAGTTCTTCCTGGAACTTATGATGTGGTTGTATCTCAGAAACTTCTCTCTCGTTTCACTTCTAAGAATCATGATCTGACTTACTTCATCGCCCTGGAACCAGACTCTACGTTTGTTGCAGCATGATCGAAGTAGTTGATAACTTTGCTCCTCAAGATTACTTTGAGTTGATTCAAAACCATGTTCTGAGTTGGAATCAGGAATGGTATTATCAAGCAAACATTACTGCAGGTGTGTTTGAGAAAAAGGGTCTTGGGAAGCATGGATTCAACTGTCATGTTGTTCGAGATGGTCAGATGATCCAGTCATATGAAGCGGGTCTTCTCACAGACCTATTGAACAAAATGAAAACAGGTATTGGTTGTGAAAACATTCGTCGAGCAAGATTGGATATGACAGTCTATACTCCTGGTGGTATGAAATGTGATGCCCATGTGGACAGTCCACATCCTCACGTCGCCACTATTTTTTATTTGAATGATTCTGATGGTAATACTGTCATCTACAATGAAAAGTTTGGGGGGTCTCCTAAAATTGATGAAAGTAAGTTGACAGTGCAAAAAGAGATTGAACCAAAAGCGAATAGACTGCTAATCTTTGATGGGCACTATATTCACACTGGTCATGTTCCCGCACATCACAACAATAGAGTCATATTGAACTCCAATTTTGACTGATGAAAAAGAAAGATTATCCTTATCCACTTTATGCTCCATGGACTGCTGTGGAAGCAGGAAAGAAAAAATTTCGTGAATGGTTAAAGAAACAAACTGAAAATCCTAAATCATGAAACACATCCTTTTTACATTGAAAGGTTGCCCTTTTGAACTTCTTGATGATAAAGAATTCATCAGGAAACTTCTGTATGATGCAACAAAGGAATGTAAATCTACACTTCTGAACCTTGCTGTTCACAAGTTTGATCCTCAGGGTGTTACTTCTATTGCTATGCTTGCTGAGTCTCA